TCGCCTGACCATCCAGCCGACCAACCGCGTCCTGTTCCGCGACAAGTCCTTCACGACCGTGCCGCGATGGCTGCAGCTGCGGCGGTCGGAGAGCGTCTACTCTTGCGAGTAGCGACCGCGCGTCAGCCCACCATCCCCTTCGCCTGCCGCCTCACATCCTCGACGCGCCGCTCCCAGCCATTACCGAACGTCGGCCATGTCGGCAGCCCGCGCAGGAACGCCAGCCGCAGGTCGCAGAACCGATCCACGGTCGCCTTCGCATCCGCCGCCTTGATCGCCGCCATCGTCTTTGGCCCGATCACGCCATCCGGCCAGACGCCGATCGCCTGCTGCAGCAACATCGCCGCGCGCCCCGGCCCGCTGTTGACGGCGCAATCGAAGACCGCGAGGTCCACGCCCCCTAGCAGCTCGTCGCCGCGAACCTTGCGCCAGTAGCGCTCGCGGTAGAGCGGCTCGACCATGCCCGGCGTCAGGCCGCGCATGTCGGCCTCGTTCGCGGGATGGCTGGTCCATTCCTCCCAGACGCGCCGCGTCACACCCAGGTTGGTCATGCCGCCGGGGTCGCGGGGATGGTTGACGAAGCCGCCTTCGTGGCGCAGCAGCGCGCGGAAAGCCTCGCCCCAGTTCTCAGCCGCCACCCTTGCGCTCCTGCGCCTTGTCCCACGACCGCAGCGCGCCCATGCCGAGCATGCCGAACATTAGCTCCCACAGGTTGTTGTCCAGCACCGGCCAGCGCGGCGCCGGCTGCCCGAGCAGGGCGAGCGTGAAGCCGACGAGCGGGACGAGCATGTAGCTGTAGGCCAGCGCGGCCGCACACACCCAGCCGATCGCCGGTCGCCATCCCGCGACGAACACGCTCTGGTGCGCGGCCTCGACTTTGTTGACCTCGAGTTGTGCGAGCGCGCCCTGGGTGGCGGCGGCGACGAGCTGCGCCTGCGCCTCGAGCTTCGCCCTGTCGGCGGCGGCCCTGTCGGGGATGACCTTGTCGATCACCGACCCGAAGATCGGCAGCAGGGCGGCGAGCAGGGGTGCCATGTCGGTCTCCTCAGCGATGCATGAAGGTCTGGAGGTGGCCCCAGAGCCACGCGGCGCCGGCCCCGAGCGTTGCGATGATGCCGCCGGCCTTCACCGCCGCGAGCCACGCGCCCTTGCCCATATTCGCCGCCGCGATGATCTGGTCGAGCTTCTTGTCCATGTCTTCGATGCGGTCGGTCATGTGCGCGACCTCGGACTTCAGCGCACCGATCTGCTGCGCGTGATCCAACAGGGCTTGTTCTTGCACGGCAGTCCTCCTCGGCGGCGCGATGGGGTCAGGTAGCGTGTGCAAGGCGACAGGCGGCGAGACGCGCCGTGCCTCGGGGCTGGGCCATGTCGCTCCGACCCGCCATTTCTCGTCCTCCAAATCCATCGTTCACGACGCCGCTGCCCACAGGATGCCTCCGAAGATCGCGCCCGTCATCCACTCGGCGCGCTCGGTCCAGCGACCACCGAAACGCTTGTTGATGTCGTAGGCCGCAGCGACCAGCAGGCCGGGAGCCGAGAAGGCCAGCATCAACGGAGAGCGATGCAGGATCGCGATCGGCACCAGCATGATGGCAGCCACCGCGACGCCCCAGAGAGCGAGGAAAGCATGGTCGCGGCCCGGTTCCTCGAGCCCCATCGACTTGTCGAAGTAACCGAGGGCCATGGCGGCGAAGGCCGCAGGAGCGACCGATAGGAGCCACGGATTGAAGATGGCAAGCGGCAGCGCCATGAGGAACGCGCAAGCCATCCTTGTCTCGCCCGTCGAGAGCGCATAGCCGAACCGCTGGAGCGTGATCTGGCTGATCATCCCGCCGCGCAGCCGCCAGCAAAACGCGCACCATGCCGCATACAAGGCCCAGCCAATCATGGGTTCACCTGCGCGTTGTTGGGCTTTTTGACTTGCACGAACCGCTTACCAGCGGTCGCCGTCCAGGAGTTGGACCCGCTCGCGTTGTAGCTGGCCGAGGATGTCCGCAGCTTGAAACCGCCTGCGGTCTTGTCGGCGTGGGTGCCGAACGTCACCGCATTGCCGTTGATCACCAACGTCGCGGGGTTGCCGTTCGTCCACACGAAAGGCCCATCCGCCGCTGCGTTGCCGGTGAACGAGCCGCTGGTGGTGACCGCGGTGCTGGCGATGTTGGCGGTCGAGAGTGCCGTGAAGCCGCTGGGCGGGGTGTAGCTGAACACGCGCTGGCCAAAGTTGATATCCGCGTCTTGCGTAGAAGCATCGCACACCGTTGCCACCCAACTATAGGAAAGCGAGACCGTCGTGACTTCTCCAGTCCCAGCGGCTGGATCACCGGAGTTGAGCCACGTTCCGTTACGACCGACCCAAAGTTCGCCGGTCGCAGCGTCAAACGCGAACATGATGATGTCGCCAGCGGACGGAGTCGCGCCTGTAACAACGGCAACTCCTCCGACGTAGATATCTCCATCATTGCATACATATCCGACGCTGTTGGCCGGACCAGAGCCTCCTCCGGGCCAATAAGAAGCTCCGCTTGATGGAGGAGATTGATCGGCCCGCATGATTCCAGGGCGAGGGAATGTAATGGAAGCTGGGACGACGAATTCCCAATAGCACTTCCCTGAAAGCACGAACGTGCTTTGCACCAGATAGAAAGTAGCGCCGCCCCCACCGGAATTCCAAGTGAGGCCAGCATTCTTGACGGTGCCGCCTGCGGTCGACTTGTTGATCTGGCTTAGGACGCAATAGTTGTTGGTCGGCGTGTCGGTCATCTGGTCGAACGTCGTGCCGCTCGTCACCGAGATGCCGCTCGTCGTGAAGTTGTTGGAGTTGCCGCTGGTGTCGTAGCCGATGGTGGTGGTGCTGGTGGCATCCTTGAACTGGAGGAAGAAGCCGTTGGTGCCATAGGTTCCGCTGTACGCCTTTGGCACCCACACGCCCGTGGTGGCGTCGGTTTGGCCGAAGGAAGAGGGCGTCAGGGCCTGGCCGTCGATCCAATAGACGTTGGCAAGGTGACCGTCGAAGAAATTGGTCGTGTTGGCCGCGCCGACCTGATGCGCGATGGCCGTGTTGAAGATTGCAGCGGCGGTCGTGCCCGTCGCGACCGATGCGTTGTTGACGTAGATCGTCTGCGCGCTTCCGTTCTGCTGGTAGACGATGTGCATCCATGCAGAAGGATCGCGGAACACCGCAGTCGAGGTGCAGGCCGTCGTGCCATTGAGGGTCAGCACAAGCTGGTTAGACGAGTTGAAACCGAAGTTCGTCGTCGTGCTCGCCCCGAGGAGATACGACGTTGAGCCAAGGGTGCCTCGCTTGCACCATGCCGAGAACGTCCAGACAGTCGAGCTAGTCGGTGAACCAAACGTCCTGCTGAGATAGGCGCTGTTCGCCGCTCGAAAGCGCAGCGAGTTGGCGATCTGATAGGTTGCTCCGCCGCCAGCGAGCAGGACTTGGTGGATCGCCGACATCAGGTCAGCCCCGTGCCGCTGATCAACCACTCCGTCGATGTCACCTTCACCGCCGTCGCGATGCCGTTGGCGGCCAGGGTGCGCGAGCCCGTCGAGCCGTCGCCAGCGAGGCGCATCGTGTCGGTCGTGATCGCGATCGTGATCGTGCCGGCGCCGTTCTGGTTGATGAACGTCACGGCGGTGCCGACCGCGAACGGCACGGAACCGTTGGCCGGGATCGTGAACGTGCGCGCGGAGGTATCGGCGCTGGGGTGGAAGATCTGCTTGCCAGCGTCACCGATGACCAGCGTGTAGTCGGCGCTCTGGCTGTTCTGCTGGAGCCGCGTGTTCACCGCCTTGCCGGTCTCGGGCGTGATGACCTTCGAGGTGTCGGTGCCGGTCAGCGCCTCGGCCTCGGTGGCGAGCGTGACCACGCCAGCCACGCTCGTCGTGGCCGATGGATTGACCACCGCAGCGCCGCTCGCGCGCTGATACCACTCGCAGCGCCAATTCCCGCTGCCCAGCGACCGGAAGCCCGCGACATCGTTTGCCGCCGTCGTGATCGACGCCGAGCCCGGCAGGATCAGCGATGTGGCGTTGTGCGTGAGGGTCAGGATGCCGTCGAACTTCAGCACCCGGTAGATGCCAGCGGTGACGGTGTCGAAGGCGGTGATCGTGGTGGTGCCGCTGACCGCGAGGTACTCGGCGTTCGCCGCGCCGATGTTGGTCGTGGTGGCCGAGGCGATGGTGCCGTTGACCTGGATCGACCTGTTGATCGACAGGAGCTGGAACTGCGTACCGTCGTAGACGACCAGCGCCACGCTGCCGCTGATGATGTCGCCCGCCGCCAGCGCCGCCGTGCCGCGCGTGATCGACTTGGCACCAAGGCTGTCGATGTTGAGCGTCGCCGCGCCCGTGTTGGTGCCGCTGGCGACGAACCAGAACATCTGGCCGGTGGCGTAGGTGGTCACCTGTGGCGAGCCCGAGCCGGTGATCGTGTCGATGCCCGAGACGCCCAGCAGGCTGGAGATGCCGCCCTGGACCTGCGACAAGCGCGCGCTGTCGGTCCCGAGCGTGCCGGCGCCGAGGCCGGTCAGCTTGTTTCCGCCCATCGGAAGGTTAGCCGTTACCGTCGTCTGGCCGTCCTTCGTGACGCAGGTCGAGAGCCCGGTCGCGAGGTCGGCGGTCAGCGCGTTGAAGGCGGTCGCGGTGATGACCGTTCCCGCTACGACCGGCTGGCCTGCGGTGTTGATCTGGAAGGTGCCGGAGCCGTTGAAACTCATGGAGAGATCCCCTGCTGGAGAGCGTTGATGAGGGCGGCGCGGCGCGCGTCACCCGAAAGCGGCGTTGGGCCAGCCATCAATTGGTTGGTAAGGTACGCGCGACCAGGCGCGGATTGCAGCGCGCGCTGGACAGCCCACGGCGCAGCTGCGCCGGCAGCCATCCCGAGAATGGGGTTGCCGGTTGCCATGCCGATCATGCCGCCGCCGCCAACTGGAGCGAGCGAAAGCGCGTTCGCCATTTGCGTGCGCTCCGACGTTCCGCTGCTCGGGATCTTGTCCGCGATGAAGCCACCAAGGCGCGCGAGGTCGTTGAGTTGTCCACGCCCCCTGCCAAATCCAGCCTTGTCCTGCGCGCGCACCGCCTGCTGGAAGGCGCCCAGAGACAGATTGCCGGTCGCACGATCCTGCGCCGTTCCCTTGGAGGCGGCATCGTTGATGGCGAGCAGATTGCGGTACTGCTGGCGCGTCTCGCGCCATTCCTGCCTCAGCGGCCCGCTGAATTGACGCTCGACGGCATCGTCTAGGGCGTTGGCAAGCTGGTTCAGCGCAAGTCGGGCCTCGGGGTTCTGGTTCGACCGGGCCATGCGTTTGAGGTTGGACGAGATGTTCTGATAAGCGTCGCCAGGAATGGCCGCGTTGGGCGCGCCGCGCACCAGATTGAACTCGTCGATGTACGAGGTGACCGGCGGGCGGATGTTGACGTCCATGCGGCGCACATACTGACGCTCGATGTCATCGACCGCGCGGAAGAAATCGCGATCCAACCGGACCTGCGGCGTCTGCGCGATCAGATTGCCGAACTGCTGCCCGATGCGCCCGAAAGCGCGGTCGAGCGTCTCGGGCCGCACGTCTGTCGCGGCCTCTCCGGTCGTCCGCATGACCGCGCCCTGGAACTGCTCGCGCATCCGCTGCTGCTGGTTCTGCGCCGCGCCGGCCGATCCGGGCAGCCGAGCCAGCGCGCTTTCGGCCAGCTTGACGGTCGGGCTGCCGGTCTGTGCGCCAACCGGAAGATCAACGCCCTCGCGCTGCGCTACTTGCACCAGACGGCGTTCCTCCTCGGTCAGGCGAGCGGGCAGCGGCGTCACGGCGCGCCGAGCGGCACCAAGGGCGAGAGACGGCGCAGCCGCACCGGCAAGGCCGCCAGCAACGCCTGCGGCGGCCTTGGCAGCCGGGCTTGCTTCTGGCCCCACGGCCTCCTGCGCCGCCTGCGATCCCGCGCCACCCGTGGCACCCATGACCGCCTGTTGCAAGGGCGCGGCCTGCAGGACATCGGCCAGCCGCTGCCCGGCGGCTCCGGCCTGCTGCCGCACGACGCCGCCGAGGCCATACCCGGTCGGCACGCCCGCCACGCCTTGGATCGCCGCGCCCATGATGCGCTCGCCCGCGTCGCGGGGCTCGGGCAGGCCGACTGCGGTCGCGGCTTCGGAGACTTGCTGGGCGGCGGGCTTGGCGCGCATCCACCCGAGACCCGGCACGTTCGACAGGAGGTTCTGCGGAATGGCGGCGACGTCGTAGACGAGCCCAGGAAGCCCTAGGAGCCCCTGAGCGGTCGCCCGGGTGCCGAGGCCCAGCTGCTCCATGTTCGTGCGCGGAACGGGCGCCTGCGGGGCCTGCGGGGCCGCCTGCGGGGTGGCGGGGGGCTGAGAGGCCGGCTGTGCGCCAGCGCGAGCCTCAAGCTCGGCCAAGCGGCGAAGGGCCAGCAGTTCCTCGCGATCGCTCATCGTTGAGCCCTCGGGAACCGCGCGCGCAGGGCCTCAAGCTCGCGCTGTTCCTCGGGCGTCAGGCCACCGCCCGCCGGCTGCTGCCCCGGCGCGGCCCCAGGAGCCTGCGGGGCCGCGGGTCGCTGGGGGGCTGCGGGAGGCGTCGGCGCGGCAGGCTGGCCGCCGGGCTGGCGGTAGCTGCGGGTGCGGATGGCTTCCGCGCGCGCCTCGGCACCCCGGATGCGGTCCTCTGCCAACTTCACGGCGCGGTCGAGGATGTCGGCGCGCTGCTCGGGCGTCTTGCCGCTGCTGGCCTGCAACTCGAGCAGAACCTTGCGCTCGCCCTCGGTCGGGTTGCCGCCGAAGGTCGTCTTCAGGTTGGCGAGCGCCTGCTCCTTGACGAGGTTGTCGTAGTTGATGATTGCGTTGCTTTCCTCGCTCGGGGCCATACCGACAGCCGAGCGCGCCTGCGACCCGGCGTAAGCCATCATGCCCGCGCCAGCGCCGCCTCGGAACTGGCCGCTCAACCTGCGCGCCTCGGCAAGCAGCGACAGCGTGCTTTGCCCGGCGCTGATCTGGTCTTCCTGCTGGAACAGCTGCCGCTGCTCGGGCGCCGTCAGCTGCTCGCGGCGCTCGACGCTCTCGCGCTCCCTGCGCTCTCTTTCGCGCTGCCGGTCCTCGCGACGACCCGCTTCCGCCTCACGACGAGCCTCCAGCGCATCCGCACGCGAACCGGCGGCTACGCCGGCAAGCAGCCTTGCATTCTCCTGCTGACCGAGCGCGATGCTTTCACGCAAAGCGCGATCGGCCTCCCTCTGCTCCGCAGTAGCCGCGCGACGCCTTTCGGCTTCGGCCCGAGTTTCGGTCAACCCCAGCATCGGCCCGGCAATCCCCTGCGCGCGCTGGCCCATCGTGCCACCAAGCGCCTCCAGCGTCAGCTTCTCGCGCTCCTCTGGCGTCTTCGCGCCCTGCAGGGCGGCGGCGAACTCCTGGCCCTTCTTGATGTCGCCTTCGCGGAGTTCGCGGGCTTCGTCGCGAGCCTGCCCGGCGAAGTATCCGCCCATGAGCCCCTGCAGCGCCTTCGCGAGACCGGCAGCGACGGGGATCGGCGCTTGGATGCCCTGATAGCTCTGGATCTCGACGGGCTGGAACGCCTGCTGCTGGAGCGCCTCGGCGTATTTCTGCCGACGGGCAATGTCGGCCTTCTGGGCCTCGTATGGGTCGGGCAGGTTGAATGAAACGGCCATCTATGCCTCCAGAAATCAGCGGAACGGGTTCTTGAATCCGCCGTAGCCCCAGCCTCCGAGAGCGGTGCCAAACAGTCCTCCGAGCGCCGAAGACTGCGCGTTGAGACCGGCCTGCTGGATGCCATATTGCTGCATCGCGTTCTGCCCCGCCGCCTGCGCCGCGCCGAAAATCGGGGCGGGCGCGACCTGCTGGCCCTGATAGGCCCCGAACTGCGGCATCTGGATCTGCGAGCCACCCATCAGGCCGATGATCTCGTTGAGCGGCTGCGAACGGAGCGACAACTCGCGCTGCAGGGCCTGCGCGCGCGCCTGGTTCTCGAACCCCATCGCCGCCTGCTGCTCCGCCGCCGCCTGCTGCCGGGCCTGCGTGTCGAGGTTGATGCCCTGCAGCGCCGCCTGCGAGCGAAGGTCGTTCTCCTGCTGCTGCTGCTCGCGGATCGCGGCGTTGTAGGCCTCGCCGCCGCGCGCCAGGCCTTGGTTGGCAAGCTGCGTCTCCAGCTGCGACCGGCTGCGCTGGATCTGCGGCTCCAGCCTCGCCATGATCGCTTCCTGCGCGGTCGTCCCGGCGTTGACCGGCGCGCGCGGGAGGCCCGACAGGTCGAAGACGGTGTTTAGGTCGCCCGTCTGCGTCTGGAAGGGCGTCCCGAGCGTGCTTTCGGCGGTTCCGATGCCCTGCAGGCCAAGCTGGGCCAGCCTGCGCTCGACCTGCTGCTGGGCATCCAGCGTCGCCTGCGCTTGCGGCGTGAGCGTCTGCCGCACGGTCGGGATGTCGCCATCGTAGGTCACCGTCTGCGTGCCGAGCGGGCCGTAGACGTTCGGGTTGGAGAGCATGGCCGAGGCGCGCGCAGCCTCGACGTTGGCGGCACCCTGCGCCTTCGCGGCGCCCGCGTAGTCAGGTGCTGGCGGTGCGGAAGCCTTCTTGCCCATGACGCTCTCCTAGGAAGCGGCAGTCATCGCGCCGCATGGTGCAGATGATGAGGTCGCCGCCCGGCGAGGCATCGCGCAGGCAGGCCTCCTCAACGAAACCGAGGCGGCGCAAGAGCCGGATGCTGCGGATGTGGTCCGCGCTGGTCGTCGCGATGATCTTGCGCGCGCCAAGCTGCCGAAACGGATAGTCGAAGATCGCGGAGATGAAGCCGCGCGTCAACGGCCTGTCAGCGGCGATCTGGCCTTCGATCGACACGCCATTCCAATCGCGGTACGCCGCGCCTGCGGTCAGCTTGCCGTCGCTCTCCCAGCCGATGGCCGACATGCAGACCGGGTCGAAGAAGCCGCCGATGCGGCCCAGCACCCAATGCCCGACATGCGGCCCCGCGACGATCATATGCCGACCCAGCCCGGCATGAAGACGACGTCCGTCGCGGCCCATTCCAGCGACAGGCCCTTGCTGGCCGAGCGGAAGTTGATCGACCCGCAGTACCCCACGCCCGTGACGCCCTGCCAGTTCAGCGAGATGTTCTGGCCCGCGCCCCAGTTCGAGCTATCCCAGATCGCCGTGTCCCAGACCGCGCCGGTCGGCGGCAGATAGGCCAGCGGAGCCGAGGTGTCGTTGGTCTGGAAATCGACGTTGATGCCCACGAAGACCGAGGGCTGCCCGTCCGCGAACAGGTTGGGCCTCGCCCGAGTGAAGATCTTCTTCTGGCCGCGCGAGCCGAAGTAGTTGAAGGCCTGCAGCGCGCCAGCGGAGATGGCGACGTTGTCGTCCGCGTGATCGTCCGTCCACGCCTTGGCGACGTAGTCGGTGCCGCCAAACCACAGATCCTGCTTGTGGAGCGTGAAGCAGTTGGCGGGCCAGCCGGTGAAGTTGCACCAGCTCTGCACGATGGTGTTCATCACGTACTGCTGCTGCGAGCCGGTGCCGACGGGGATGTTCACTACGATGGCGTTGAACTTCGGCGCGACGCAGATCTCCCAGCCGAACAAGCCCTGATAGGCCGTCGTGGCGCTTGCGAACGCGCCCTGGATCTTGTCGGTCAGCGCCACGCTCTGCGGCGCGACGCGCGCGCTCTGGAGCGCCTGCGAGAGCGGGAACAGGCCGTCGAAGGCGATGTAGGCGAGGTCGCCCGCGAACTTGGCGAGGCACCGCTTGCCCATCGGCGCGCCCATCGCCCATACGCCGACCAGCGACCACGTCGAGATGTTGGCCGGGTCGGTGCCGCGATAGATGATGATCTCGCCCTGCGTCGTGACGAAGACGAGGTTGTCGTCGAGGCCGAAGCCCGCGTCGATCGTCCAGACGCCCATCGCGAGCAGATAGCCGCCCTTGCGCGCGACCGTCGAGAGGTCCAGCACCTGTGCGGCGCCGCCGACCGATTGCGTGGGCAGATACCAAGCCTTGAGCGTGTTGCGCTGGATGAACCACAGGCGATTCTTGAACAGCGTGACGTTGTCGAGTTCGCTCGTCGTCACGCCCGTGATGGCAGGCGTCGAGGCGCCTGTGATCGCCGTCCAGGTCGAGCCGTCGTAGAGCAGCGGGCTGTTGCCGCCCGAGACCGCGTAGAGGAAGTTGCCGCCAGCGGTGGCGACGTTCGTGCTTTCCCAGCGGCTGTTGGTCAGGCCCGACACGACCGCCGCGCCGACCGCGCCCGCGCTCGTCACGTTGTAGATGTTGTTGCCCGAGATCGCGAACAGCGACTGCGTCGTGGCGCCGTTGTACGCCATCAGCGTCTCGACCTGACCGGGCAGGCCCGTGGCGTGCTTCTGGTAGCCGCCGCGCAGCACGACGTTGGTCGCGGTCGGGAAGTAGTTGGTCAGCGACACCGCGTCGGTCGGCTTCATGTTCGCGAGGCTGTCGCGCGCGTTCCAGCCGCCGATGGGCGCCGGCACGGACGCGACGCGCGCCGTCGCCTGCTTGGCCGCGCGCATGATCGGAGACGGCCTGACCATGTCAGGTGGACCCGTAGCCGCTGTCGGGGATGTTGTCGTAGCCGATCAGCACCGTGCCGGGGCGCGGCGCGAAGGACAGGTTCGCCGCCGACATGTCCTGCCCCATCGCGGTCTCCAGCTCGCGCAGGAAGTCGCGGTAGAGCGCCGTCGTGTCGAAGCCCTTCGCCTCGAAATACTTCAGCTTCGTCATGAGGACCATGACGCGGTCGGGATAGACGCAGGTGTCGTCGTCGGCGGTGAAGCTGTTCTTCACCGCGCCGGCAGACGACAGCGCCCAGCCCTTGGAGCGGTACTCGAAGCCGAGGTATTCCGAGGTCGTCGTGGCGGGCCAGATCTGGAAGTAGCCGCCGTAGAGCCGCCAGCGGATGCGCGGGCCTGTCGAGATGTAGCCCGAGAGCAGCCATTCCCACTGCTGCGGGCTCTCAGGGCCAAGCATCTCCCAGCGCTTGCTCTTGTCCCACTGCGTGCGCGGGACGAGGCTGTCGTAGTCGTTGGGCAGCGCGTACTTCGTCTTGGCGAAGGTGATCGCCGCGCCGGTCCCGGCGGATGCCGGGATCTGGTTGAGCGTCACCTGCGTGCCGCTGTCTACGGACTGAATGAACGTGTCCTGGTTGATGCCCGTGCCGACCGCCATGTAGGTCGTGTCGAGGCCGGTCGTGTCGGGGATGCCGGTGATCGCCGCCGACGAGGTGTTCCACGTTCCCGTCGTGGCAAGGTACTGGACCGTGAAGCGGTAGGGCCGCGTCAGTTCGCGCCAATCGTGGCGCTTGAGAAGCTCGTAGCCCGAGGCGTTCATCAGCGCGAGGGTCTGGATGACGTCCTGCGCGTTGTTGCCCGCCACGGTGGACGGCGCGACGAGGCCCAGCTCGTTCGAGACTTGCTGGACAAGCTGGACCATCGTCGAGCCCATGTCAGGCGCTCCTGTCGTTCATCGGCGGGCGTCCGCGACGCGGGGCCTCGTCCTTGGCGGCCATCAGCGCCGCGACCTGTGCCTCCAGCGCCGCCAGCTTGGCCTTGGCCTCGGCGAGTTCGCTGCTTGAGGTGGCATCCGACTTCAGCCGCAGGAACGCCTGCGCCTTGAGCCGCAGCCCGACGCCGCCCATGCCAACGCGCATCATCTGCGCGTCGGACGCGGTGGCGACCTGCTCGACGGTGCGGAACTTCAGGATCTGAAGCTCGGCCACCTGCGCGTCGGAAATGTCCGCGGGCGAGGTGCGGTGCCACTCCTCCAGCTTCGTGCCGGGGATGTCGCCGTTCTCCGACTGCATCTGGAAGTGCAGCCACTGCCGCGGGAACCGCTCCTTGTGGTCGTCGCGCACCGGCTGGTCGATGATGTTGGTCGTGTCGCCCGGCACCATGATGCGGACGAACGGCCGGCCAAGCTCCTTGTGGTCGTAGAACTCCACATGGAGCTTGGCGTCGGCGTTGGCGATGTCGCTGTCGAGCGGCATGATCAGGCGCCCGCGATCGAGATCCAGGTCGTCGCGCTCGTCGCGATGAACAGGACGCGCGTGGTCGAGGTCACGCTGAGCGAGGAGGCGCCGGCGTTGATGGTCGAGCCCGTCGCCGGGTAGACCGTCAGCGTGCTGGCGCCCGCGTTGTAGACGCACACCATCGCGCCCGCCTCGGTCGGCGGGAGCTTGACGCCCGTGCTGGCCGCCGTGGTCCCGACGGTGTTCCAGACCGCCGACAGCTGCAGCGCGTCCGCCGCAGTCGTTCCGGTCGCGGTGAGGCCGGTGGCGCCGTCGCCGCAGATGGAGATGGTGGCGAGGCCCGAGTTGCCCGAGGCCTGCACGCGAGAGGGGATCGGCATTGGGACGTCCTTTCAGTTTCTGCCCATCTGGGCGGCTATGGCCGGGAGAAGTCCCGTGCCGTGAACATACAATTCCGCGTCCCCATCGCACAATTGACGGGACGCGATCTGGAACTCCATCGCCTGACGGGCCATCCACGGCGCGCAGATGAAGGCGCGGTCGCCCACGCGGAACTCCTGGCGCTCCTCGTCGGCGTTGAGCGGCTGCGGGTAGGCATGGCCCTCGCCGGCCTCGGAGTAGCTGCTGTCGAAGCCGAAGAGGTGGATCTTGCGGTGGCCGAGCGCATAGGCGATCGACAGGGCCTGCAGCCCGACCGTCGTGCCGCCGCCGATCAGCACGGCCTCGCGGTGGCCGATCCACTCGTCGATCTCTGGGTAGGCCGGGTGCCAGATGGTCGCCGGGTGGCCCGCGATGGCCCGGAACAGGTCCGGGTGGCACTGGGAGGCGACGAGGTAGTGCTGGGGCTTCGGCCCCTCCACGAAGGCGACGTTCTCGGGCCGGGCGTCGAGCAGGACATGGTGATCCGACGAGATGCCCGCTGCGTACAGGATCGGCACGGTGCCGTTGGTGGCGAAGACCTCGGCCCCTCCATTCCGCAGCGCCAGGATCATCGGGCGCAGGGCGCGCATCGACGGGCCGCCGCCAACCACGATGGCGGGCCGGTCGTGCGCCTCGACCATCTCAAGCCACGGCAGCTTCAGCTTGCACGACGCCTGCACGTGCGCGCGCACGACGTCGTCGTCCACGTTGCAGACGATCGGCAGGGTCTGGTCGAGGTTTCCGGCGAGGATCATGCGATCTGGGTCACGTTCACGATGACGGAGGGGATCGCCGGGACCGGCGCGGAGGCGGCGAAGGCGGCGATGAAGACGTTGGTATCGGAGGTGGACCACACCAGCTCGGCGTACTGGCCCGCGCTGAGCGCCTGCACGTAGCTCCACGACGGGATGGTCTCGGCGTCGGCCCCTTGGATCGACACCTTGCCAGCGCTGTTTGGAACGTTCACGCCGTTGACCCGCAGCCAGATGTAGGCAGCCGCCGCGACCGCTGCGGTCTTGTCGAACTGCGCGGAGAAGTCGATCACGTAGACGCCGGTCTGCGCGGCGACGATGCGCGAGGTCGGGGTGCCGATGCTCACGCCGAAGGATGCCGAGGTGTTGTTGAAGGTGAGGGGATAGGCCGTGTTGACGAGCGCGGCGGTCTGGGTGGCGGTCGAGTAGAACGACCCGTAGCCGCCCGGCAGGATGGTGCCTGAGCCCTGGAGGACCTCCCAGCGCGTGTTGGAGACCGCGAAATACAAGGCCGAGTCCAGCGGCAGCAGCACGTTCGACGCCGCGCCGACGATGGTCGAGCCGGTGTCGTAGGGATAGACGGTGAGGTTGTTGGCGCCCGCGTTCGCGACGTAGACCGTCGCGCCCATTTCGGTCGGCGGCAGCTTCACGCCAGCGCCTGCGGCGACCGTGGAAATCCGGTTGTAGATGCTGGAGAGCGACGCCGCGTCGCTGGAGGTGCTGCCTGCTGCCGAGACGTCGCTCGCGCCCTCTCCGCAGATCGCCACGGTTGAGAGGCTGGTGACGCCGGAGTTGAGAACGCGCGACGGCAGCGCCATGCGTACCTCGAAAGGAAGGGGCGACGGGCGAACCCGCCGCCCCTAGTCGTCAGATGATCTGGCCCTGCTTGTGCGGACGGTTGATCGAGACGATCACCGTCGAGACACCGGACGCGACCGTCGCCAGATTGGCGGCGCGCGCGCCGAGCAGCTGCTTGCCCGTCGCCACCGTCGGCATCACCCGGCCCGCCGTGGCGGACTGGTAGATGGCGACCTGCGGGCTGACGGCGACGGCGGTCTTCTTCATGACCGCGAGACCGCCGATCTGGTACCAGCCGAAGGTGCCAGCGAGGTTGGCCGACATCGCCACGGCCACCGGACCCGCGAGGTTCGCCGTGTTGGCGGCGAGCGCGGTCTGGTAGGTCGAGGCGTTGTAGGACACCAGCGAGCCGACCTCGGTCGAGGCCACGCCGAGGAGGAGGATGAACTCGCCCTCGCCGTAGACCGGGTCGAACGCGCGCGCGACCATGCCGAGCGTTGCCGGCGGGGTCGGGATCGCGGACGTCCCGTTGGGCATCGTGACGCCCGAGTCGATGTCGGTGACGGCGGGGAGGCCGACCCGATTTTCCACGAAGGAATACGCCATTGTCTGGTCTCCTTCTCAGGCGATCAGCACGCCGCTGAACTGCGGCCCGCTGCTGGTGAGGTTGCCGGCCCAGCCGATCAGCTTGACGATGGCGTCCTGGTTGACGGCCTGACGCTCGCCGCCGATCGGCACGAAGTTCCGATCCGCGTGCGGACGGAAGTGCAGGTACTTCGTGTTGAGGAACCACATGTGGTTCGCCGTCGCCGCCGCGCCGATACCGCCGTCGAGGACGACATCGGAGGCCATGCCCGCGCCGTAGTACTTGAGCGAGGCAAAGCCCGCGCCAGCCATGCTCGAACCGCTGTCCGAGATGCGCTGGATCGACTGCAGGGACTGCAGATAGAGGCGGTAGTAGTTGTTGTCCGCCACGATCAGGTCCGGCTTGTCGGTGCCACGGATCAGCTGCACCGCGACCGAGTCCATGTACTGCTGGATGTTGGACGCCGTGACCGCCGCGCCGCCGTTCGTGAGGCCCGAGTAGGCCACCGAACGCCAGAACGACCACGTCACGCGGCTGATGCCACCGTAGGTGCCGGTGGACGGGCTGTCAGGCACCGCCGCCGCGAGGCCGGTGATGTTCTTGCCCGAGTTGCCGGTGCCGTCGAGGTAGATGTCGCCGCCGATGCGGTTGGCGAGCTGCGCCTCCGCGACGGACATGCGCCCGTCGAGCAGGTCGATGATCGCCTCCTTGCCCGAGTTCTGGATCATCTCCAGACCCGAGATTGAGACCGCCGAGGCGTACTGCGTGATCGAGAACTGCGCCGCGCTGATGGGCGAGTTCTGCGAGACGTTGAGGACCTCGTAGCCCGAGTAGGAGTTGGTGTTGTTCGTCGAGCTGTCGTTGTACATGATCTCCTGCAGGATCACGTTACCGCCCGAGAACGTCTTCACGTTGCCGCGCTCCTTGAGGCGACGCAGCAGCGCGTTGTTGTTGGTCACGTTGTCGGCGAGTTCGCCGGAACGCGACTGGATGTTCGTCGCGATGATATCGCTGATCGAACTGTTCGCGAACGCCATTGAAGGCACTCCTTACAGAGGGTTGGTTAGAGCCGCTCCGAGAGCCCGTCGAGCTGCTCGGCCAGGAGGGAGCGGCGGTCGGATGCCTTGGTTCCGGTCGGCGCTCCGGGTGTGGAGCCGCGCACCGATACCGCAGCGGCCCTGGCGGCTTTCGCCGCCCTGTCTGCCGAGGCTTTCCGCTCCGCGAGCGCCTTGGCCTGTTGGGCCTGCTGCTGCTGCGCGAAAAGCTCCTCGTCGAGACGAAGGGCCTTTTGATACGCATCTTCGAGGGTGGTCGCGACGCCGCTCTGTAGAAGCTGGATCATCGTCGGCCTTGCGGCCTCGAAGTGTTCTGCCTTCGTGGCGAACTGGGAAACCTCGTTGAGGAGGACGGCGTTGGCCTGCTCCTCTTGCGCCTGCTTCCAGCCCGTGACTTCGCCCCGGATCTTGATCAACTCGTTCTGGAGCGCCACGAAGTTGGGATCGACGGAGGCCTGTGGGGCGGGCGATCCCTGCCCTGCCAAGTCTATGCCGTAGGACCGGGCGAGGGAATGGAAATAGTTGAGCTTATCCTGCGGGGACGAGTTGCGGAGGATGTTGTCGGCCTCCATGAGCGCGCGCACGGCCTGCGGGGCCTCGATCCCGAGACCCCGGATCGTGTCCATGTAGGGCGCGATGGCCTCGTTCATGCGATCGGCGAACTCGGCCTTGGCGCGGATCGGCTCGATGCCCGCGCGCATCTGCTCCTCGCGCTGGTAGGCGTATTCCTGCAGGCGCGGGTCGGCCTTCAGCCACGCATCGTGGAACTCCTTTTTCCACGACTGCGGCGGGCGCTTCCAGACGGGCTCCTCGGCGGCCTCGGGGGCCTCGGCGGCGGTCCCCTGCGGCCCGGCGGGCGCGGCCTTTGGGGCGGGCGCATTATCGGCGCGGGCAAAGCGGCCCGAGGCGTCGCGGGCGCGGCCTTCGGCGGCGGGCTCGGGCTCGGCCTCGGGGGCGGCCTCGGGCGGCGCGGCGGCGACCTCGGCCTCGATCTTGGAGAACTGCTCGGCCAGCAGTTCCTTGCGGCTGTCGCTATCGACCTTCTGGATCTCGCTCATCTCATCTCCGGGGTTGCGACCGCAGCTCGGCCAGGATCTTGTCCGCCTGCTTGTCGGTCATGTTCCACAGCTGCTCGCGCAGGCGCTTGATGCGCTGCTCGCGGCTCGGCGCTGTGATCTCGCGAGGCTTCGGCATCTCGTTGCCGACCTCGAAGCAGTTGTGGCGCTTCAGATGCTCGCGATGCTGCGAGCGGCTGCTGATCCATGACCCATCCGCCATCGATTTGTAGCCGCCGATGTCGGGGACGATCTGGATCTTCGGTTCGGCGCCGGGATGGGCAATTTCGATCTGCACCATCTTCCCGTCGCGCCAGACGTAACGCGTCCTCATAGCAGCAACATCACCTCCTCATCGTCGGCTTCAAGCGCAAGACGCCGCTGGAGGTCCAGCGCACGCTCAAGGCCTGCCAGAATGCGCCCCAAGTCGATCGACGGGGCCTCGATGATGTCGGCGCGCGTCTCCACGCCGACCGCTTCGATGGCTGCCGAAACAGCCTGCTCGACTTCCTCGGGCGCGGGCTCCAGCCCCTCCACGATGCGCTCGTAGAGTTCCAGCACCCGGCGCCGACGCGCCTCGACCTCCTCGCGCTCGCGCTTGAGCTTCTTGCCGAGGTAGTCGCCGTCGTGCGTGTCATCGACGACAATGACGGAGCCGTCGCTCCAAGTCGCACTATCCCAGAGACCAGAATCCCAGATTCCGATCATGCATTGATCTCAATCCCGATTGCCCGGCCGTCTGGCCCACGGACAATTCGTTTGGGCGCGCCCATCGATTGCATGAGCGCCTGCATCATTGCGATCACGCGCTCGTCGCGCGCCATGCTGTCCTGCACCATCTGCTGGATCATCGACCGCACGTCCTCGGACATGCCGGTGGCGAAACGGTCGGTGGCTTGGCTGACGATGTCGAGGCCGGGCGTGTCCACGCCGCTGGCGCCGATGCGCGCGACCATGATCTTCGTCTCGGCGTCGAGACGGGCCTTCTCCTGCTCCAGCGCGACCTTCTGGGCCAGCTCCTCGCTCTTGAGCGCGGCCTCGAAGCGCTGGCGTTGCTCCTCCAGCGCGGCGGCGGCCTGCGCCTTCATCTGCTCGATCTGCATGTCGGCCTGCAACTTGGCCTGCTGCATCTGGGCGTCGAACTGCGCCTTCTGCTGCGCGATGGCGGTGTCGGCCTGCATCTTCATCTGCTCGGAATCGGGCTGCGGCGGCGCGGCGGCCTGCGCCTGCTGCTGGGCGGTGATCTCCTCCAGCATCCGATCGAGGGTGCCTTCCAGCGGTTCGGCCTGCTTGAACGCGCCGATCCCGTACTTCATCAGCTCGATGACGATGCCGGCGGCCTGCGGAGCCTGCTGCACAACCGGCAGCGCGCGCTCAAGGAAGCCGCCATAGGCCTGCACGAACTCCAGCCGGTCCTGCTTGTTCTGCTGCTCGTCGATCTGGACGAGGCTGTCCGACGCGACCTCGATGCGGAAGTTCCGCAGCGGCTTGTCGGCCAGCACCTGCAGCGCCTGGGGGATCAGCTGCTGGTCCTCGGGCGACATCTGTTGCGCCGCCGCGTAGGCGAGGACCGTCTGCGGCTGGAACTTGGTCGCGATGATTTGCGCCTTCAAACGGATCAGTTCGGAGGCGAACAGCGCGACCTCTTCCTGCATCGACCGCAGCCGCAGCCCGGCGTACTGGCCCTTGATCTGCTGCGCGGTCGCCGTCTCGCTGGCGGCGGTCTGGCCTCGGATGATGTCGGAGATGCCGGTGATCTCGTAGATCTGCGACTTGATCTGCTCGCGCGCGCCGTAGCATTGGATCAGCGCCTGCGCGAGGGTGTCGAGCGGCAGGAGGTCGATGCTGCCCTTCAGGCCGCCCTTCTCGCCGAACGCCATCCATTTATCGACCGGGATCAGCGTGTTGTTGTCGCCCTCGGTCAGGAGGCGCTGGAGCGCGGGCTGCGAGGCATCGTAGACGCCGCGCATCCGCAGCGCCTTGACCAGCCCGTCGATGCGGTCGGAGAGGATGTCGAGTTCGTTGGCCTGATCCTGATACAGCAGGAAGTCCGGCACCGGCACGAGGCTGTCCGAGGTCGTGGTCGCGTAGAGCGGCTTCGGGCAGGGATAGAACCCTTCCAGCCCGAGCGGGTCGTCGCGCTCGTCCACGAACTGACCCATGCCCTTGTGCAGCCAGTAGACCTTCTGGGTCTCCTTGCACCAGAGCTCGCAGATCTTCGCGCGCGTGCCTTCGCGCTTGCGGTTGGGGCCGTCGAGGTTATCGGGGCCGCTGTCGAGCGGGATCTTGCTGCCCATGTCCTCGCCGAAACGCTCCACCAGCGCCTCGCGGGTCATGTAGACCCAGCGCCAGACCTGCGTGACCTCTTCCCATGTCCTGGCCGAGGAGTGGCCGAAGTCCTTCCAATGGACGTAGTCCACCGGGGCGCACTCGTACTCGATCTCCTCGGGCATCTCCGCGCCCTCGGGGAGGTTGCCGTCCTCGTCAACGTCCTCGGTGACCTGCGCGCCATCCTCGGGCAGCGCCAGTTCCTGCGCGCGCACGTGCGGCTCGTAGCGGACCCACGCGACGCCGCGCCCGCCGAGGAAGCGGTCCTCGACGGCGTACTTCATCGTGGCGCGGAAGTCGGGGTAATGCTCGATCTCGTAGTCCAGCGCGCGCTCGATCAGCTGCGCCGCCACGCGCCCGATCTGATCCCGGTCGCCGAAGCGCCGCTTGGCCGAGGCCTTCGGCAGCTTGGCGTAGACCGCCGGGATCAGCGTCTGGACGTTCGACCAGAGGATGTTGAACTTGACCGTCTCGTTGCCCGACTGCGTGCGCGTGTCGTCGCGGTAGCGCTTGATGATCTTGGTGCAGCGCTTCTCCCAGCGGGTGAACTCGGTCTCGTAGGTCGAGATCGCCTGCAGGAACTTCTGCACGCCGGTCGGCTGGACGTCGGCCATCACGGCCTCCTTCGGAAGATGACGTCGCGGTGGACATGGCCCGCGATCATGTAGCCCCAATCGGCCAGCATGGTGATGGTGTCAACGTCGGTGGCGCCGTACCGCTCGCCCAGCCCCTTCAACTCCAGCACGATGGTCGGCCAGGAGCGACAGATCGTCTCCTTCGCGCCCTGCACCGCGAAATGCTCGTAGCCCTCGACGTCGAGGCAGAGCAGGTCGCAGTCATCGATGTCGAAGCTGTCGATCCGCATGATCGAGAACTCGGCGCCGTTCTTTACGCGATGCGCGCCGATGTTGTGGCGATCGAACCTGTCCATCGCGCCCGTGCCAGCCGACGCGCCGAACGCGCCGCGATAGGCCGAGACCTTCGCCCGGTCGGCGCCCTTGAGCTTCTCATCAAGGTTCAGCAGCAGCGCCGCGTGGTTCTCCTCGTCGGGCTCGACCGTCAACACCTTGTCGAAATGCCCGGCCAGCGCGACCGGCCAGATGCCGATGTTGCCGCCCGCCTGCACGACGGTACGCCGGCCCGAGGTCAGCGGCAGGATGTCGGTCCAGAGGTCGTTGACCTCTGCGAGGATGATCTCCAGCGCAACCTGATCGGCGTCAGGGACATGCCAGCCTTCACGCCGCTGCATACTTGACCTCATCCTGCTGCCACGGGCGCGGGTGGCCGTGGAAGATGATGATGCGCTCCGAGGCCGAGCGCGGGCTGGCCTTGAAGCTGCTGATCGAACGCGGGCAGATGTCCTGCCAGTAGGCGGGCGCGATGTCGAGGTGCTGCTCGAGCCACTCCTGGTCGCCGCCAAGGTAGAAGCGCTGGTCCTCGCGAAAGGCGCGGTAGAGGCGGCTCATGTCGCCCGACCACAGCATCATGCTCGACTGCATCGCGGCCTTGTTCATGCGGCCGCGGTAGAAGTCGCGCAGAATGACGAACTCGTCGTCGCCCGCCAGCTCGATGACCGGCGAGATGTCCCGCACGATCACGGTGTCGAGGTCGAGGTACAGCACCGGCCCGCGCAGCCGGAAGATCTCCATCTTCGACCACCAGCCCGGCCAATCGTGGAGAAGCTCGATCGTCTCCAGCGGCAGCGCGTTGGGCTTGTCCGTCAGGCATATGAAGCGGTGCATCGGCGCAAACCGCCGGCACATGTCGCGGAGCGCGACGACGTGCCGGGGCTCGTACTCGCCGCCGGAGCGCAGGACTGTGGCGATGGTGATCATCGCTGCGCGGTGCTACGCGCGAACCGCTCGTCGGACTCGCGCAACGCCCGAGCGAGATCGGCAGGCGACGGGCGACCGCGCGCGGCGATGGGGCGGGCTGGCGGCGGGCCAATTGGGTCCATCACAGGGGACGGCACGGGCGCGGGCGCGGCCATCGCCGCCATGTCCGCGGGCGACAGGCCGCCGAACGTGTCGGGGCGTGCGGGCTGGAACTGCATGTCGGCCTCGCTCGGCATTCCCGCCATGACAGGCAGACGCGGCCTTGCGGGCGCAGCGGGACGCGGCGGCGGCGGGATCGGGGCCGCAGCGCCGCGCGGGTCGGTCGAGGGCATGTACGGGATCGACGGCGACGGGGCGTCGTAGCCGCCGGGGGGCGTCGGAGGCAGGGCGGGGTTGGGCAGTCGCTCGTACATCTGCGCGGCGTCCGCGACCTCGGCGGGCGACATGGCCGGGCGGTTACCGAAGCCGAGGAAGCGGCGGATGTCGTCGAGCGAGTAGGACCGCACCGGGCCTCCGGCGGTGCCTTCGGGGCGCAGCATCGGGTCCATGATGCCCGCCATGCGGCGGTCGAATGCGTCCTGCTCGTCGCGGCTCATCGCCATGGCATCACTCCTTGTTGCGCGCGCTGATGGCGCGGGCTTTGGACTTCGCGTCTTCCTTGCTCGACGCGCCCCACGCGCGCAGGGCCAGGGCGAGGCGGGTCGGCTTGCCGTTCTTTTCCATCGGGCCGGGCATGTTGCCCATGCGCGCGAGGAACGAGGCGCGGCGCGGGTTGTCGCCGGACTTCACGGGAGCCTTGAGCGTGCCGCCGGTCTCGGCCTTGTAGGACGCGCGGCCCTTCTCGTTGAGCCCGCCCTTCGGGTTCTGGCCTTCCTTGCGCTGCCAAGCCGGCGAGGACATGGCGTTACGCCGAGAAGATGCCGACCGCGAGGACGGTGACGCCCGCGCCGGTCGTGATTTTCCACGGGCCGGTGACCGCCGCCGCTTCGATGTCCACGTCGTAGACGCCGACCGGCGTGTTGGCCGGGATCGCGAGGATCGTGGTCGAGCCGTCGATCACCGAAACCGTCGAGGTAGCGGCGGTCGCGACGGCGACGACGAGGCGGTGCAGGTAGTCGCCCGCAGCGCCCGTGACGCCGAGAACCTGGTTCGACTGCGAGACCGCGACGGTCTCGTACTGGTAGCGGTAGGGGTAGCTGACGCCGGCCATCTGGGCCTCCTCAGGACAGGAAACGGAGCTTGTAGATCGTCGCGTCGATCAGCGACGCGATGGTGTCGATCTCGTTCTGCAGCTCGGAGCGGTCGGGCAACCGCTTGCGCTGCTTCTCGACGTAGGCCTTCTGGTCCTCGAAGTACGAGACCATCGCCTCGGCGCCCTTGCCGCGGGGGCTGTCCATGCGGGCGACGAACTTGCCGACGAGGCCATAGCAGCCCTGATATGCCTCGACCACGCCATCGACGAGGCCGGGGATCGCCTCGTAGTACTCGCCCACCGCCTTGTGCGCGGCGTAGCTCGAGGTGGACCAGTGCATGAAATGCGCGGCGATGGCGGTGCAGAGCATGTGGCCTGCGAACTCGCCCATCGCGGCGTGGTACTCGCTCGACTCGCTCATATCCTGGCGCTCCTGCTGCGCGTTTCGTGCGCGGCCCACATGTCGTTCAGCGTGGCTGCGTTTGCGGCGCCGACGAGCAGCGGGCGGTCGGCCCGAGGCGGCTCGACGGGCGCTTCCTCGCGCCACGCGACGGCCAGCATACGGAAAGCGTCGGCAGGATGCGAGGTCCAATCATGCCTAGGCGTCGCCCTGAAGGCGCGCTTGTCCTCGTCGTACTCGCGCTGGTACTGGCGCAGCGCCTCGATGCCCTCTCGGCAGCGCTCGGCATCGAACCAGCAGCGGGGCAGCACAAGGCGCGCGGCCTGAATGCCGTCCTGCACGCCTAAATCGGCCACGATCTGGAACTTGCCGATGCCGCCCAGCAGCGCCGCAAGCTGCTCGACCACGCTGCGGCCTCCGCTCGCCAGCGTCTTGGCCCGGGCGTCGTGCGGGAGGTGGTGGCGGGCGTAGCGGAAAGGCTTGCCCGCGACGACCTCGGCCAGGTCCGCGACGGTCGAGCCGCTGCTGGCGTGGTAGTCGATGAGGTGAACCTCGCCGCCAGCGACCTGATAGAACCAGATGGCGGTGTCGTCGCGATAGCCGATGTCCCACGCCGTGAACACCGGGCGATCGGGATCATGCGGGACGCGCCCGATGCGGCCCGCGTCCGAGGCCTCGCGCATCTCGACGCCGTAGAACGCCCCGAGGATGGCCGCTTCAAACGAACACTCGTACTCCTGGTCGTACTGGTCCTGCGTCAGCTGCGCGCGGAGCGCGTGCAATTCGGTCGGCGGAAGGATGCCCGAGGCGCTGGCCGGCAGGCGCAGGCAGAACCAATCGGGCGATCGCTGCGCGGCGTCGAAGGCCTCGTAGAACTGGTTGCGCCCTTTTGGCGTCCCGCCGATCACCGCCCAGCCCTGCTTGTCCGAGAGCGTCGGGCGGATGACGTTGCCCCAGACGCTCGGCCGGAAGTCGCCGTACTCGTCGAGGTAGACGCCGTCGAAGCCAAGTCCGCGCATGGCGTCGGCGTTGTCCGCGCCGAATAGCTGGATCTTCGATCCGTTGCGCGTCGTGAGCAGCAGCTCGGCCTCGTTTACGCCAGCGGTGGCGGGCGCGGCGAAGCGCTTGAGGTAGTCCCACGCGACGGACTTGGCCTGCGAGCGATACGGCGCGACATAGGCGTAGTGCGCGTGCGGCCGCTGCGCGGTGATCGCGGCTCGGATCAGGTCGTTGACCGCCGCGACCGTCTTGCCGGCGCGGCGATGCGCGACGAGGCAGGCCCAGCGCTGGGTGCGCTTGTGAAACGGCAGGAACGCCCTCCGAGGCGCGTAGGGCAGCCGCACGGTCTGCACGCGCGGCGCGCTCACTCGGGCTCGCTCCATTCATAGCGGATGACCTGGGGGCCGCCCTCGGGGCCGGTTACCTCGGTGCGCGCGAGCTTCGGCACGTGGTACTCGACCAAGTCCTGGATGCAGCGAAACGCAGCCAGCGGCCCTTCCTCGGCCTCTATGCGCTCGAGCAGGTGACCGAGGCGCGGCGTCTGCTGCTCCACGAACGCAGCGATGGCCTCGCGGGCATTCGCGGTCGAGCGGTTCGGTCGCCCGGCCCTTGATCCGCCGCCGGTTTTCTTGCCCTTCGCCATGGCAGATTATCGCAAATCGCGATCAGGCATGGTCTGCATGGCCGGATGATGCCCCTCCCCACGCCATGCGTCAACCGCATAACGCCCTGCGTTCGCCGCCGCACCTCCGACCCGAAACGCGCTAGAACCGCCCTAGGAGCGCCGAAGCCCGGTCGCCCGCTACCCTGCCTAGGGTCAGGGGGCTTCAGGCGTTCCAGAGCCATCCTCGGCGCTTCTGGAGGCATCAGAGGCGAACCGGGACCGGAACTTCGCCATCGCGGCGTCAAACTCGGCTTTCTGGGCGTCGGTCATGGCCGAGTACTTGCCCGAGGGCTTCGACCCCTCGACCGGCAGGGCCACTGCCCGGCGCAGCTGGTGCCGCAGCGCCTTCGCCTGCGCGACCTCGGCCTCGAGGTGTTCGACCAGCTCGGCGTAGCTCGGAAACCACCGGAACTTGCGCGCCGCCGCGTCGAGGCTCGACCGCGTGAACGCGCTGGCCGGAAATTCCAGCATCGCCGCGTAGGCCCGAACCTTCGCCAGCCCGTCGGCCTCGCCCGGCCTCGTCGCCGTCAACGTGCCGAGCGCCGTCACGAACCGCTCGGCCAGCGCCTGCGGTGCGGGCTGCAGCGCGGCCTCGGCGGCGACCAGCGCGCGCTCAGCCTCGGTCTTCTGCGTCGAGGAAATCGACAACGGAGCGCCCGGCTGCTCGGTCTGCATCCTCCCGAGCAAGGCGCTCAGCGTGAACGATAAACCCGTTGCGTTCGGTGCGAGATCCTGTGCCATTGCCCTGCTTCCTTTCGCTGCTGCGGCGCACCCAGTTGCGCCAGGTTGCCGACCAGTTGACCTTCCGCCCGTCCGCGCCGGGCTTGCTGTGCCAGTAGTCGCGGAACGACGCCGCCTCGCGCTCGACCGCGACGCCGAGGGCGCTGGCGAAGGCGCGGTCCTCGTCTGAAGGCGACCAGTCGTCGGGCAGGCGGGTTCCTCGATCGGCGCGCGGCGAAGCGCGCGCTCCTAAGGATCCAGAACTGTCTCTATCGTTTCCATTGGTAGAGCTTCCCTTACTCTCGTCTCCTCTCCTCTCCTCTCCCTTGGAGTCCGTAACGGACGCCTCGACGGAATCCGTAACGGATTCGCGACGGATCCGTGCGCGCTCCGCAGCGGCATCCGTGGCGCGCTTGGTGCGCTCCGACTGTCGGGCCTTTTTCTCCCATGCTTCCAAGGCCTTCTCGGCCACGACGCGATGGTATAGACGGCCATCGCTGCACCGCACAAAGCCGCGCAGCGCGCCGCCCTCGCGGACCCGCTTCCAGGTCGCAAGATCGCGCCCGTACCCGGTCAGGCGGGCAAGGATCGCGTCGTCGTCGGGCAGGGAGGCGGCGGGGACTTGGTGCCAAGCCGCGCACCACGCCAGGACGGCGGCCCGGAACACCTCGGCGTCCTCGACGCCCGCGAGGTCGCTGTCGCGCAGGCGCACGACGTCGAGCGGCATGTAGTGGAAATTCCGAAGATCGACTTCGGCTGGTACGAGCGGGTCCATCAGCGCCCTTTCGACGTTGATCCGGCCCGTCACGCGCGATAGGTTCGGCGCGCCATCGTGGCCGGACTGGTTGTGGCAGTCCGTTGCGCCCCGCCCGGTTCCAGCCCGGCGGGGCGCGTCATTTCTAGCCCGGCTATCGCCTGCCGTCCAGCAGCGCCCAGACGATGATGCCGATCACGACGAAATCCTGCCATCCGAGAACCATTGCTTCCTCCGTTCGGGTTGAGTGGCGGGAGCGATCCATCCAGCAAACGCACCGGCCAGGGGCTGGTTGACGGGCTAGGCCCGCTGGATCGCTTTCAGGTTCCGCGGCCCGCCGGCCACGGCAAGGGAGGGCCTGGCCTGTTCCTAGATCCCGAGGTCGAGCTGGACGCCCAGCCGGTCGGCGTAGAGCGTCACCGCCTGCAGCCGCTCCTGCTCGCGCGCCCGCTTGCGCTCGTCGCGGCGCAGCTGCACCACGCGCACCAGCGCCGCCGGGTCATAGCCCGCACTCTTGATCTCGATCTTCAGCTCCTTGAGGTCCGCGCGCGCTTCGTCGGCGGCGTCGAGCAGGCGCGTGAGGCGCTCGGCGTAGCGGGTCAGGTCATCGTTTTGCATGACGAACCTCCGCTGCTGTGGGACTACCCTCCTTCGCAGCGCGCACATCTTCCGCGCGCAGCTTCAGCCTTCCCAGAACGCGCAACGCAGGCAGCGCGCCGCGCCGGATCGCCGTCCTGACACCGCCAGGTGTCATCATCAATTCACGCGCGGCCTCAATTGGAGTTAGGTATTCGCTCTTTTTACTGTTCGTACTCATCGGTCATCTCCTCTAGAAAAATCTCGGCGCGGGGATTGTCCCGGTCGAGGTGATGGTACAGGTGCATTTCTCTCACCGCGCGGTCGTTGCGGTAGACGCGGCCCTGCAGCGCGTCGAGGATCAGCGACGGATCGAGGTCCGGTCGCCGCGAGGCGTAGAAAATGTGCGCCGTCATGCGGATCGGCGCGAGCAGCTGGTCCTGCGCTGGCAGTTCCGGCACCTGACGAGCGACAGCCTCGATATACGCGAGCCCCTTCTCGCTCTTGATGACCCGCAACTTCGACCCGAACCGCACGATGCGGCGGCTGTTGGCCTTGCTGGCGGGCTCGCCCAGGATGACGCCGCGCCACGTTCTCACGGCGACCCTCCTTCCGCGCTGCGGCTCTCGGCCAGCATTGCCCCGCTCGACCCGGTCATGCTGCGCTCCACCAGCGGCGGCGTCCATCGCAGCAGGCGCTGCGGGCGGATAAGATGCGCCGGGATGTCCTCGTACCTGCGGCCGCGCATCAACTTCGGCCAGAGCTTCTCGGCGCGCGCGACGCAGGCCTCGGGATCGGTTGATCGCGTTTCGGGCTCGGCAATGTCCTCGAAGTCCGCGATGGTCGGCGCGATGGGAGCCACCGTGCGCCCGAGCGCGAGCGCTTGTCGGCCCGTGTCGGTCAGCCGAACGCGCGCCTTGCCGACCTCGATCAGCCCGCGCCGCCGCAGGCTGTGAACGCCGCTGTGCAGCCGCACCCGATGCGTGATCTGCGCGCCCCATGCGAGCCACGCATCGATCGGCGCCTCGCCGCCAGCCGCGTCGAGGTACTCGACGACGAGCCGGGTGTATCCGTTGCTGACAGCAGCCTTGAACCGCGAGCCGCGATGCACCTTCTTCGCGGGCGTGAACCAGTAGGTCCAGCCGCACTCGGGCGGCTTGCGCGGAGCGTAGTCGCTGTCTACCAGCTCGCGGCGCTTCAAATGCGCGAGGGCCATCAACACCAACCCCCTGTCCATGCTAGCCAGCACTTCGCACAGCCGCTGCGTCGAGGCGCGCCCGCCCTCGGCCCGCAGCGCGTTGGACACGCGCTCGATCGCGGTGTCGCGCTTCATCGCCGGGCCTCGCGGCGCGTCGCGGCGACCGGATCGAACGCAAGCCGCTTGGCGCGCGCGATGCGGAAGGCCTCGAGTTGCCGCGCGGCGGGCAACCGCTGGCGGCGCTTCCAGTTGGAGATGGCCTGCGGCGTCGTGCAGAACGCGCGGGCGGTGGCGTAGGTGCCGCCGAGGGCGGCGATGAACTGGCTCAAGGTCATCCGCGACGGCTACTACACGCGCGGTGTAGAGGTCAAGCACACAATTTCGCGGAGAGCGCTTGCAGCCGGTCACCGATGGTGTATGTTTCGACTTGTCCGGGTGGTGCCGGGCAGAAACCAGGAGGGACAGACAATGCCGATAATGACCTACCGCAACGACGACGAGCGCGGCGAGACCTTCATCCGCAGCGCCGACTTCGTCGAGAGCGCCGACGACGCGCTGCGCGCGATCGAGTGCGCGAAGATTCGCGCCGAGCGCGAGATCATCGCCGCGATCACCCGGTTGCGCGACATCTGCAACCGACAGCTCGACAACGTCGGCGCCGGCAACACCGCGACCGACAAGGCGATCAGCGATCAGTTCGTGGACCTGACCAACCAGGCGGTGGACATGGTCGTCGAGATGGCCTGTCACGCCGAAAGCGCGATCCACGCCGAGATGGAGGGCTGATCATGGCTGCGATCATGGACATCGACAACGCGCAGCGCAGCGTCGAGCGCCTCAACGAGATGCGCCACGCCGCCTACGACAAGATCGAGGCGATCCTGCGCGCGGTCGCGCAGGAGGTCGAGGAGATCAACGAGCAGCACTACAACTGCCGCGCCATCTCCGAGAGCGAGTTGCGCGGCGTCCTCTACGACGCCGAGATCCTCGTCGAGCGGCTCACCGACCCCACGGCGCGCTTCATCCGCGACGATGCGACGCCCGCCGAGCCCTTCGACGGCGACTATCCCGACTGGCTCAGGGGGGACCGCTGATGTCCCCCCTCTGGCTGCAGGCCCTCATGGGTTTCGTCCTGGCTGCGATCATGGTGCTGGCATGAAGCGCCTTCCCGCCGCCACCGCGATCCCGCAGACGCCCGGCGTCCTGCGCGCTCGCATCGCCCTGCGGGTCGAGCTGGCCCGCGACCTTGATCCCCACAGTCTAGACTACCTGCTCGCGCATCAGCGGATCGCGGAGCTGGAGCGTGATCTTGCCAAACTGGAGGGCAACCGATGACCACCGAGAAGCGCAAGCTGCTGCGGGTCTACCGCAGCATGATCAAGCGCGCGGCCCACGCCCCGCGCGGCAAGAAGGCGAGCCGCCTCGCGGCCCTGCGCGGCTGGGTCCACAGGCAGATGAAGAGGGAGATCGACAAGTGATCAACGACGGCATCCACAACGACGTCTCGTTCGAGGCGTACCTGAGCGCCGAGGCCTTCGCGGCTCCGGCGGTCAGCGGCAGCGACCTCGTCGCCTACGAGACCGAATGCCCGGCCCACGCTCACGCCTTCTGGCGCGGCAACCCGGCCCGTGTCCACCGCGAGCCGAGCGCGTCGATGGCGCTGGGGACCGCCGCGCACTGCTACATCCTGGAGGGCGCCGAGGCCTTCCATGCGCGCTTCTCGGTCAAGCCCGAGGGGCTCAATCTCTCGACCCGCGAGGGCAAGGCGTGGCGCGAAGAACAGGGCGATCGACAGATCGTCAGCTTCTCCGACCACATGCGGATCGTCGGAATGCGCGAAGGCCTCATGCGCAACGCCGACGCCCGCCGCTTGCTCGAGGCCGGCGGTCGCGCCGAGGTGACGATGGTCGCGAAGGACGAGGAAACCGGGCTCACGCTGCTGTGCCGACCCGACCTCTACATCTCGCGCGCCGGGCTGGCGGTGAACCTGAAGACCACCGCGTCGCCCGCGCCGAACTCCTGGCGCAAGACCGCCGCCAATCTCAGGTACGACCTCGGTGACGCGATGTTTCGGCTGGTCGCCTCGACGCTCGGCATCCAGCGCCCGACGCATTGCTTCGCGGTCGTCGGCAACGACGAGCCCCACCTCGGCTACGTCGCCGCCCTGTCCGCCGACGCCGCGAGCGCCGCCGACCAGCAGCTGCGCCAGATCCTGCGCCGCTTCGCGAAAAGCGTTGCGGATGATAGCTGGACGGGTTACACCACGGGTGTAGTCGAAATCGGCCTGCCGCAGTGGGCCGCCAACGAGATCAACGCATCCATCCAGAGGGAGTATACGAAATGACCAACGTCACCAACCTTCCGACCGCCACCGCGCCGCGCGCCGTCGCCGTGGACTTCTCGGACCCCGTCGCCGTCTACCTCGACAGCGACATCTTCGGCCAGCTCCAGCGCGTCGCGAAGCTGATGTCGAGCGCCTCGCTCGCGCCCGCGCATCTGCGCGGCGAGGGCAAGCTGGGCGATTGTTTCCTCGTCGCGGCGCAGGCCTTCCGCTGGCGCATGGACCCGTTCGCCGTCGCGCAGCACACCTACGTGCTGTCGGGCAAGCTTGGCTACGAGGGCAAGCTGATCGCCGCCGTCGTGAACGCCTCGGGCAAGCTGCAGGGCAGCCTCGACTACCAATACAGCGGCGCTGGTGACCAGCGCCAGGTCACGGTGCTGGGCAAGCTGATCGGTGACGTCGCGCCGCGCGCGGTCGTCGGCACGGTCGGCGGCTGGAAGACCAGCAACGAGCAGTGGAAGAAGAACACCGACCAGATGCTGGCCTATCGCGGTGCGCGCGAGTGGGCGCGGCGCTACATGCCCGAGGCCGTGCTGGGCATCCACGCCGACGACGACCTCGCCGCGCCGTCGAGCGTGACCATGCGCGACATCACGCCCCCGCCCTCCACCCCCCTCGCCGCCGTCAGCGCCGCGATGGACGCCCTGCTCGACAACGTGGAACAAGAGGCCGACAACATCGCGCCGGCCGCGTCGGATGCGGAGCCTTCCCCCTCCGCAGCCTCCTCACCAGAGGCCCCGACCGGCGCACTTTCTCCCGAGCTGGCCGAGCGCGCCCGCGCCGTCGTCGCGGCGATCCGCAAGGCGGCGAGCGTCAAGGACATCGACCGCGTGATGCTCTCGCAGCGCGGCAACCTCGACGACATCAGCGCCGCGTCGCCCGAGGCGCATGAGCGCATCATGGAGGAGAGCCGCCGCCGGGTGGCGGATCTGGCTGGTTGAAAAGGGAGGTTCAGATGAACGCGTTCACGAAGCAAGAGATCGTCACCATCGCCGCGCCGAAGTTCGAGCGCGCGCAGTTCGAGATCGTCGGCACCGCGCCGCTGGTCATGGCCGCCTTCTCGGAGAAGGCGCGCCAGAAGATGCGCGAGAAGCACGAGGCCGGATCGACGGCGAAGTCGAAGAAGGAGCGCGAGGCGCGCGACTTCGCGGCTGACTGCGAGGCGGCGTTGCACCGCCTGGAGGATGGCACCATCGGCTTTCCGGCGTCGGCATGGCGCGCGGCGATGATCGATGCCTGCCGCCTGGTCGGCTTCAAGATGACGATGGCGAAGATGTCCGTCTTCGTCGAGGCGGACGGACTCGACCTCGTCAGCGGACAGCCGCTGGTGCGGATCATCGGCGACTACGAGCAGCACGTCGCCGCGACGCGAAACCAGACGGGCGTGACCGACCTGCGTTCCAGGCCGATGTTCCGGCGCTGGAGCGCCACGCTGCGGGTGCGCTGGGACGGCGATCAGTTCCGGGTCGGAGATGTGTCCAATCTCCTGGCTCGCGCCGGGATGCAGATCGGCGTCGGCGAGGGTCGCCCGTTCAGCCGCGAGAGCTACGGGCTCGGCTGGGGCACCTTCGAGGTGGTGTCGTGATGACCCGCTGGGAGCGTGAACTGGAGGAGATGGCGAGCGAGCTTGGCGACAAGCTCACGCCAGAAGCAGTCGTGGATCGGGCACGCAGCGCCAATTCGGCGCTGCACTCGATGTTCGATTGGGACGACGCCGACGCTGCAGAGAAGTATCGGCTGCTTCAGGCGCGCGGGCTGATCCGCCGCGTGGTCGTTCATCTGGAGCCGCACAAGCCGAACGAGCCGCCTGTGCGCGCATACCTCAACGTCGATCGGGGATCGCGCGAGTACGTCGCGGTCTCGGTGGTGCAGTCGTCGCCGGAAGCGACGCGGGCGGTCATCGCGCATCTGCTGACCGACCTGCGAAGCGTCCAAGCGCGGCTGTTGCGCTACGCCGACGCGCTTGACGCCAGCGACGAGCTGCGCGCGAGCATCGACAAGTTTCTTGCGCGCAACGAGCGCAAGAAGCGCGCCGGGTAAGGCAAGGCGTGGTTGGGCTTGGTGTGGTGGGGCATGGCAGGCAGGGCGCGGCGAGGCACGGCTCGGCACGTCAGGGCACGGCAAGGCAGGCGAGGCAGGGCGGGGCGAGGCAAGGAGCGGCTTTGCAGGGCAAGGCATGGCAGGCATGGCGCGGCATGGCGCGGCGTGGCGCGGCAGGGCGAAGCAAAGCAGGCAGGGCACGGTCGGGCACGGCGCGGCGGCGCAAGGCAGGCGGGGCGTGGCATGGCACAACGAGGCAGGCAGGGCATGGCGCGGCACGGCCCGGTGAGGCCCGGTAAGGCCCGGTGAGGCAGGCAAAAGGAGGAAATGGAAATGACCGAGGAGCAGGAGCGCCGCGTCCAGGCCAGCAGGGATGTGCTGGCTTGGATGGACGAGGATCGGCGGTGGCAGGGAGCGGCGGTCTACTGGTTCGCCTTCGCTCTGCTCGGCGTCGTGACGGGCGCGGTGGTGATTGTGTTGGCGGGTTTGCGATGAGGTTCGGCTCCGTCTGCTCTGGCATCGAGGCCGCGTCGGCTGCGTGGCACGGCCTCGGCTGGCGCGCGGCATGGGTCTCGGAGATTGAGGCCTTCCCGAGCGCGGTGATCGCTGCGCGCTGGCCGGGCGTCGAGAACCTGGGCGACATGACCGCGCTGCCCGAGCGCATCCTCGCGCGCGAGGTCGAGGCGCCGGACATCCTCGTCGGCGGGCCACCGTGCCAAGCGTTCTCCGTCGCCGGCCTGCGCGGTTCGCTCTCCGACGCGCGCGGGAACCTGACCCTGACCTATGTGAGGATTGCCGATGCAATCGACGCTGTTCGACGCGCTGATGGACGCGCGCCCTGCTGGGTCGTCTATGAGAACGTGCCCGGTCTACTCAGCGTCAAAGACAACGCCTTCGGCTCGCTCTTGGGCGGACTGGTCGGCGGCGATGCCGCCCTCGAGCCGCCGCGAGGACGAGGCTGGACCGACGCGGGCGTGGTTTCTGGACCCAGCCGATGCGCCGCATGGCGCGTATTGGACGCCCAGTTCTTCGGCCTGGCGCAACGACGGCGCCGGGTCTTCGTGCTCGCTCGCGCAGGTGCTGGAAACTGGGCCGCTGCCGACGCGCTTCTACCTGTCATCGAAAGCATGCGCTGGCATCCTGCGCCGCGCCGAGCGGCGCGGAAAAGAACTGCCCCTATCCTTGCGGCGCGCACTCGAGGCGGTGGCGGCCTCGGCACCGACGCAGAGCTAGATGGCGCGCTGATCGCTGCCTATGGCGGCAACAAAACGGCGGGGCCGATCGACGTTGCTACGGCGTGCAACGCGTATGGCGGGCCGCATGGGCGTCTTGACTTTGAGAGCGAGACCTTCGTCGCCCACACCCTGCGCGGCGAGGGCTTCGACGCCTCGAAAGACGGCACGGGGCGCGGGACGCCGCTGGTGCCGGTGGCAGTCGACCACTACAACGGCGCGCTGACCGGCGATGTTGCGGCCACGCTGTCAACTGGCGGCGCCACGACGACCGGGTCTGGCCCATCCGTCATGGTGCCGGTGCCGATGATCAACATGCAGGGCAGCAAAGGCAATGCGGTCGCGCAGGAAGACGGCCCCTCGTTCACGTTGAACGCGATGCACGGCCATGATGTCCACGCCGTTGCGGTGCCGGTGGCCTTCCATCCGACGCAAGATCCCATATCGTCAACCGATGGCTCCACGCACGCGCTGGGCTGCGGGTCGAAGGGCGGCGTCGCAACGGTGGCGGTGGCGATTGAAGACCCCGTTCCGCCGCTCATGGCGCGGTCAAGCCGCGGCGGCGCTCAGACGTTGAGCCCAGGTCATCAGACTGACGGGCACATGGTGGCGGTGGCGGTGGCGTTCTCCTGCAAGGACCACGGCGCCGATGCAGCGTCCGACATCGCTCCGACCTTGCGAGCGATGGGCCACGCCAGCAGCCACGCGAACGGCGGCGGGCAGATGGCGGTCGCCTTCACCCAGAACCAGCGCGACGAGGTGCGTGAGGTTGGCGTCGCCGGCGCGCTGGCCGCCGAGCCGGGCATGAAGCAGCAGACGTTTCTGGCTACGGCGGCGTGCGAAACCGCCGACACGCTGTCTGTCGGCGCGAACCAGACAACCGGCTTTCCGGGCGACATCGCTGCGCAGGGAATGCAAGTCCGCCGCCTGACCCCCGTTGAATGCGAGCGCCTGCAAGGGTTTCCGGATGGGTACACCGCAATCCCCTGGCGCAACAGGCCCGCAAGCGAGTGCCCCGACGGGCCCCGGTACAAGGCGCTTGGCAACAGCATGGCCGTGCCGGTGATGCGGTATCTGGGCGAGCGGATCGCTGCGGTGGAGAGCGAACGATGACCCCCGCCGTCGCCGCGCGCCGCGCGTTCCGCGCTCTCTACCAGTACGCACCCGATCCCGACTGCCCGGTCGATTGGCATCGGCTGGCGTTCCTGATTCGGGTGGTCAACGCGATCGAGGCCGCCGGGCTGGTGGTCGTGGAAGCGGAGGAGGGACGATGACCATCCGCACCATCGCCGCGTGGGTAGCGGTGACGAGCTACGTCGCCTTGTGGGCCATCACGATCGCGATGGCGCTGCGATGACGCTGTTTACGGCCAGCGGCAGCCTGCCACGCCATCAATACGTTTCGGTCTGCGGCGCCTTCATCGGCTTCGGTGCCGACGAGTGGTTCCCGGCGGTCTGGTTCGGCCTGCACAGCCATCCTGGCCGCGCATGGGGCTGCACGGTGCTGCTCGAGTGCGGCGCGGTCTACCGAGACCTCCCGCCTCACGCGCTGGCGTTCTGCACCGATCCCGATCCGTGGACGATCAAGGACGCGCAGGAATGGGACTGCTATGGCTCGCAGTTCTCCTTGCACACCTACGACTACCTCGACGGCCTCGGCGCGATCGTGCGCGCGGCAGACGCCGAGCTGGGCGCGGAATACCTGTTCACGGCCATCCCGGTCGGGGACGCCTACACACACGCGCCGGCGCAGGCGAAGGAGTTCATGTTCCTGCGAACCGATGGCGGTCGCCTGACCATCCAGCCGACCAACCGCGTCCTGTTCCGCGACAAGTCCTTCACGACCGTGCCGCGATGGCTGCAGCTGCGGCGGTCGGAGAGCGTCTACTCTTGCGAGTAGCGACCGCGCGTCAGTCCACCATCCCCTTCGCCT